GAAGTGGATAACTTTAGAACAAGTTAAAGCTCAGTGCCGAATTGAACCGGACTTCACGGAGGAAGATGCGCTGCTCACGTCTTACGGCAACGCGGCGGAGCAGGGAATATTGCGGCTGCTTGAACGCTCGTGGGAAGATGTGTGCGAGAACCTGAGCCGTGAAGACATCGAAGGCAACCTCACTATTGCCGCGCTTATGCTCGCCGACCATCTCTACCACCATCATGGCCCGACAGAAAATGTGCAGGCGTACCAAATACCTTACAACATAGACTTCTGGGTGAAGCCTTACATGCGGCTGGCAAGCAAAGATAACGAACAATCAAACAATACACGATATGGCTGTAAAAATTTTTAAAATCAATTACAAGAGTGACTTCATTCTCACTCTTCATAGCGATGCCGGATGGATGACACCTTTTTGTATCAAGTTCTGGACGGGCGACCCATCGCGCGGCTATTTCGTAGGCTGGGACGGCAAGGAGTACATCAACTGTAAGGTTGACGAGACCGACGCAAGCCGGCTGATTGTATTGTTCGACGACCACGGTTTGCCAGTCGGCCAGCTGAAGATGCAGATGGCATGGCACACCACCATTGCCGACTTCCCGCACGCCAGGTTCGACGAGGTGATGAATCGGATGGACGTGGTGGCAACGGTAGAAGGTGAAGAGAAGCATGTGGAACTTGCCTTCGAGGGTGAGACGGCACCGGAGGTCGAGTACTTCCTGCCCGCCTATGCCAACGAAGCCCAGCGTATAGCCAACGAAGAGCAACGCATCGAGAATGAACAACAGCGTATCAGCAACGAACAGCAGCGTATCACCAACGAGGAAGGCCGCATATCAGCGGAGGCAACCCGCCAGGCACACGAACTCCAACGCATCCACAATGAGGAAGCACGAATAGCAGAGTTCGCTCACCTGAAAGCCGACGCAATAGCAGCCACCGACGCTGCCAACAACGCCGCGTCACTCGCAAGCGAGAAGGCGCAACTCGCAGCCGACAAAGCAGCCCTTGCACAAGCAGCAGCAACACTTGCTAACGAGAAAGCCGCACTTGCTCAGCAGAAAGCGGAATTGGCACAGGCGGCGGCAACCCTTGCCAATGAGAAGGCCACACTCGCTCAGCAGAAAGCCGATTATGCTCAGGGGCGGGGTGACTATGCTAAGGAGCAGGGCGACTATGCAATGGCGCAGGGTGATTACGCTAAGGAGCAGGGCGACTATGCTAAGGGCGAGATTGACGGTGCCAAGGGTGATTTCCCGTCGCTGGATGCCCGCTTCGACCATGTGGATGAAATCAGTATGTACTTCCACGATGAGCCGACACCTGCCGACCCCGACCTGATAGATGAATATGAGGCCTGCCTTGCCCGTGCGTATCAGGCCATTACCGACCTGCTGGTCGTAACCGGTCATGCTACCGAGGCGGCTACGCAAGCGAGACAGGCGGCAGCACAGGCACTCTTGGCCATTGACCAGACTATGAATGCCAAGCGGGATGCAGAGCAGGCTGCAGCCCTTGCCAACGACAAGGCGCGTGAGGCCGGAGAGCAGGCCGTGAACGCTCAGCAGAAGGGCGACTATGCACTGGCTCAGGGTTCGATAGCCGGAACTAATGCGCAGATGGCTGAGACGAACGGACTGTATGCCAAGGAGCAGGGCGACTACGCCAAGCAGCAGGCCGACAGGTTGGAGATAGCAGGAGTATTCTTCGAGGAAGCTCCGCTGATAGAATAATGTATAACCATAAAACCATATAACGATGAGTAACAGACAAGGCAATCTGAAAGATTTTCAGGGAAACAAGATAGTTCCCAACACCTCAAGCGTAGCCGTGCTGGACGAGGCCAAGAATCAGGCTCTTTCGCAGACGCTCGTCAACACGCCAGACAAGGATGCGCTGGGTTATCCGGCATTTTCTACCGTACTGGCATACGAAACGGACGATATTGTGTATTACGCCAATAAGCTGTGGAAGTTCATAGCCGACAAACCATCCGGTGACTGGGATGCCACGAAGGTAGAGCAGACGTCTGTCAAGGATAATGCGGTATCGCAGGAGCTGGAGGGCAGGGTGTTGTTCATGGAGAAGAGCTTCGGTAAGTACGACGGTGAGCGCGAAATCACGATCCAGCAGGCAAAGAGCGGCAAGTACGTCAACGTGAACGGTGGCGAAACGTCTGCCAGCGGGTACGGCATCAGTACACCCGTGTCACTCAATGCCGGTGACATACTGCTTGTACCGAGTGCGCAGGCTGTTCCTGCTGACGTGAGCGTCATTGCCCGATTGGTTGACCGAACCTACCAGAAGGTCATCGCCTACATCTACACTTATCGTACCGACTATCCTGAACTGCCTGCAACGGCTACGGCTGACTACGACTCGACGCTGGTCTATACCGCCGTGTATGACGAAAGCGGTGATACACCTGTGCTGACAGGATGGACGCGTGACGGACAGACGTACACCACGTTACCTGCCACCCGTGAAGTAAATGAGCAGTTCTACGAGCCGCTGATGAAGCAGGCCGTGTCTGCAATGCCTTCTACGGGTTATTACATCTACCTCTGCCCGACGGCCATGACGGTGGTCGTATCAGGACTGACGGCAACCGTGGACGGTGGCACTGCGCTGGTAGTCGGTTGGGGCATCTTCAAGAACATCACCACCAACTTCGTCGGTGCTCCTGGTCAGTCGGTATTGGCACAGGCTTTCGCCGTACTCTTCGCTGCTATCGACGGACTGAAGGCGCAGCTCGAAAATCTGGGCGAGACCAAGGCGGTGAGTATCGACTTCGAGAACTCCCCGAAGTTGTGCGGACAGGACATGTATCTCACCGGTGACGGTGCTCCAGCCTCTCCGAACGTGCCAACGATGGTAGGACAGGAGTATCTGGATGTAACCAACAAGAAGTGCTACAAGGCATTCAGCGTGACGGGTGCCATCAGTGACTGGGTATTGTTGAACTAAAATAAAGAAAGGATAAAGTTATGGCTATCAAATCATACAACAGCAAGGCTGACTACCAGGCAGCCGTGAAGCCCACCACCGAAAGCCAGGTGAGCATGATTGAAACAACCCGCGAAATCATCGTGGACGGTGCGAACGTCGTCACCACACAGCCTACCGTTGGCGATGTTGCGTTTCTCGACGACCAGAACAAGGTTATCTACGTGAAGGGCGGTGCGTGGATTCAGAAGGCGAACATCCCCGCTGCCTGGACGCATGTCGGTTATGTCTATTTCCGCAAGGGCAAGCAGGTGGGTGTCATCCATAAAACGGGTGCCGACCAGAAGTGGCTCGACGTGAGTCAGTTCGCGTGGGCCGACGCTGTGCTCGACGGTGCTGAACACTCGAAGACCATTGGTCTACAATTCGGCATCCCGAACTGGGACACCACTACCAGCATCACATTCACCTATACTGCCACGACACTCGCTGAAGCTGCCGCCGCCTGTACCGCCGCTATAGAGGCGAAATTGACAGAACTCGGTGCATCCCAGGCTACAATCGACCAGTGGTGGGCATACGCTGACGAAGCGAACAACCGCGTGATCGTGCAGCGAGATAGTTGCACCGACTACCGCTTCTATAACTGTTCAGGGCTGACGCACATCACATGGGGCGATATGCCCGCCAACAGCAACAGTGGGTTCCGTGTGAACATGCGCCAAGGTGGAGAAAAAATCATGAATGATGCTCGCGGTGCTGCTTATTATGGTACCAATGGTCGTACCCCGACTGAGAATGTACCGCTGAATTCCAACGCGGGTATCGTTAAAAAGTCCGCATTCGACTCGTCGCCTTACTGCCAACTGCTGCGCGACACTTACGGCACGTACAAGGAATACATCCATCAGGAATACCGTGTGGCTGTTCCGCAGAAACTCGGTGCATTCTCTCTTCCGAGTGGCAAGGAGTTGACCGCTAAATACGGACCCATGACAGCTCCCACCAAGGCAGGCGGCACGAAGCATAAGTTTCCCGCGCTATGGTACGGCTACAACAAGTCGTTTGGTGTCAGCAATCTCGACTTTGGTGACTGGTATCTGCCAGGTGTGGCCGAGGGTGCGATGCTGATGCGTGACGAGACGCTCGCGAAGCTATCCCCCAGTATCAGTAAGATGGGCACCATCTCCATCAATAACAGCACGCCCCGATGGTTTGCCCAGAGGTACGGCGCCAACAGCGCGTGGATCTTCGTCGGCACCAACGGCATTCTCAACGGCAGCAGCGTCAGCAGCGGCGGTCGTTGTCAGTCGGTCGCGCTTTTAGAAGTTGATTAAAAATTAAACGCTCTCACGCCATCGCGACAGCGTGGCGTGAGGCTTACTCTCATGGGAACGATTTACACCAACTACGACGAATACCTGCAAGACGCTTACGAACAGCAGGCAGACAAATACGCGAACAACAACAAGAACGTTTAACCACGGATTACACGAATTTCACGGATTTAATTTATTTTTCTTTCGGTTTGCTTGCATAATATAAATTAAATATTTACCTTTGCACCGTCAAAACTCAATAGCGGCTAAGATGTGGACGCCGCAAGCGTCCTATTTTTTATGCCCCAAATATTAAACAAACAATATAGACTGCGCCGGGTGTGGTAGCGGATAACGCCCACAAAGGTATTTGCTATTGAGACCTTGACAGCCCGTAGCGCAGTCTTTCAATTTATGTCAAAATATCAATAGTTATGAAAAATTTAGGAAAGGTTCTGGACTACCAGAAGAAAACGAATGATGCAGTGAACGGACTCATCGACCTGCTGTCTAACTATTATTCAACAGGGATGTTGTACGAAACACTTGCAAATGCTCAGGTGGAAATTATGTCGCTCATTCGTCTTTGTGACCGCTATGTCGAAGACGGGCAGAAGTGGGGCGAGGTTCTCAATCCAAGCGACATTGAAGACATGCTTGTTCAAGTGAACGAAGTGTATAAGCTACTGAAGCCCTTCGAGGAACTTGCAAGAGAAAACGGAGGCGGTCATGTGCTCGAGTGAAATTTGGCGCGACATCGAAGGCTACGAAGGCAAGTATCAAGTGAGCAACCTCGGACGGGTTCGCTCGCTTGATAGATATGTGAAACAAGAATGTGGGCCAAGTCACGGAGAGGGCATCAGATTCCATCGTGGGACGGTTTTGAAACAAACAATGGCTTCCGACGGGTATTTTCGCGTGTCGCTCTATGATAAAAATGGCAGACTACATTACACACCTGTTCATTTGCTCGTTGCCCATGCTTTTCTGAAAGGATATAAAGAAGGCATGCAGGTCAACCATATTAACGAAATGAAATTTGTTAATTGTGCTATAAATCTTGAATGGGTAACGCCAAGCCAGAACATCAATCATGGAAGTCGCAACACAAGAGCTGTCGCAACACGAAGCAGACATTCGCATTTCCCAAAAGTTTTGCAACAAAACGACGAAGGTATTACTATTTGTGAATATAACAGCCAAAAAGAAGCAGCAGAAGTGAATGGTATAAACCGGACATTGATATCCCGAGCCATGCGCGACGGAATAAAAATAAAAGGTTACTACTGGAAATTCAAGGAATAAAAACACAAAAACATTAAGCCCGACTTGCTAAACAACAGGTCGGGCTTTTTGTTTGGTAAACCCACAGCCATAAAATATCGGTATAGTATAAGTAGAGCACACCGATATAGTATAAGGGGTGCATACCGAATTAGTATAACCTATTAAACCCCCATTATTATGATTGAATACAAAGGACAACTGAACATGGGCAATGAAGCCCTCCAGAGTGAGAAAACCATTACGGCAAACGAAGTGCTTCGCACATGCGAGACAAAGGCGTTGGCTCGTGAAATTTCGCATCAGAACGCCCTCATTCCTGAGCAGGTGGCAACAGCCGTTCTGGAGAATTTCTGTAAGGCAGCCGTAGAGAAGATGTCAGAAGGTTTTGCCATCCAACTGAGTGCCGGCAGCGATGTGGCAATCCGTATCTTCCCGGACATTCACATCAAGGGAGGTAACATCAACCTTGCCCGCGCAAAAGAACTCGATGCAACAGTGACAGAATTAACCGAAGAAAATGCCGGACAACTCATTGATAAGGCAGGCGTACAAGTTCGCGTCCGTGCAACATGTATGCAGAAGTTCACAGATATGCTCGAAGCCGAGGACTACCA